ACCTTAACACCCGTTTATTTTCTGAATTCTTTTGGGATTCCCTGTTTCGCCCAAAACCTATCTTCCTGTTTTGGGGTCAACTTACTTAACTTTAAGTTAAGTTCGGAATCCGACATATTGCTTGTATCAATATGTGAGAACTCATTTGTATTGGTCTGATTCGCCGCATTAACTGGTGTAGGGGGTGCCTTCACTGTTTCTGCCGTGGGAGTGGGTGTCGTTACCTGCGAATTAGACATTTGTGCCTTCTGTGCAAGATGTAATTTATGTGCAATATCCCATGGATTTGGAGCCGAATCTATCCAGGGGTTATCAGCCTTAATTTTAGATAATGTGTCAAACCCTTCTGGGGTAAGAACCCATGTATCTTTTTTTGAGAGACCTTCAAGTTGTGTTCTACTTTTTGACAATTCAATATCAGCTGTGATTTTGTTTATCTTGTCAGCTAACTCTGAATTTTCAACATTATTTCTAGCCTGTAATATTCTAGCCATTACTTCACCATGACCATACTTTTCAATATCCTCTTCAATCTGTTCAGCAAAAGGTTTCCCTTGAACTTGAGGTTGAGTAGGCACAGGAATTTGCGTAGGTTCTTGAGTGGTAACTTGGTGAACTTTATTTTGTGTTCTACCTAGTTCCTTTTCCTTTTCAAGATACTTCTGCAATACATCCTGTTTTTCTTGTATAGTCATTTCGGCTTGTTTAGTAGCTTCAACAACTTTCTCCATATCCATCTCGCCTTCTGGCGTCTTGAACTTCTCTGGTACTTTCTGAATTACGGGTTCTTTGGGTTCTTCCTGCTGTACTGGCAGGTTATCCTCAGAACTCGGTTCGGTGTCAACTGGTTCTGTAACAGTTTCTTCTACTACTGGTGCTTCTGGTGTTTCAGCCGCCATCTTGTCTAGTTCTGAATTCATATCATTCAAACTCATAGACATATCTGGCTCTGCTGGTAACCCAGCTACCTTAATATCAGTTGACTGTACCGTTTTGTTCTCTTCCATTTCGCCTCCTAAGATTGCCACTTGCGTGGGTCTTATTGGTTGTATCTTATCCCTTGCCAGACACTAGGTGTTTATGGCTACTGATAAGTTTACTACGCTAAATCTGTTTCACCTCTTATCCATTCAAGCAATTTTTTAAGTACATCATATCTTGATTGCTGATTGTATGCCTGTTTGGATGTTTTCCTTTCTACTGGAAGTGATATAAATTTTTCCCAACCTTCTAAAATTTCCAGGTCAATGTGTTGTTTCAAATATCTCCACCCTGGAGTACCTAACATAAATCTAAGTTCTGCTGATACCTTCTCTTGTTCTTCTGGGGTCATTTATCCTCTATCCTATTGGTGGTGGTGTTGGTGGCATTGTTTCATCCTGCTGTTGCTGTGGAGGCATTGCACCACCCTCACCTTCCATTGGCATTTGTCCTTCCATTCCTGGCATACCAGTCGTTGGAGGTACTTTCTTTTTAAACTGTTCTGGGTCATCATCAGTCAACTGTACGATTTTGTCAAAAGTAGCTTCGGGGTCAAACCAAGGCTGTTGACCAAATAACATAAATAGATTCTGATACATTTGCTGATTCATAAACTTGTTTTCCATTGTGAATACACCACGAGGTCTGTAGACATAATCTCTGTCAACTTCTTCGGGTGTAAGTAATTTAAATGTCTGTACCCTATCTGGACCTAGTGCCTTTTTAATTTCTTCAAAATCTATATTCTTGTAAATGATTTTCCAAAATGCCCTGAATATTTCACTCATAAATGAAAATTCCATTAACAAACCAATATAGGCAAACTTGATACCAGCACTTTCACGCAACATTTTCTGACCACCAAGTGTCTGGTTAGAATCCTGAACTTGCCCTGCTGTACCAAGTGTAACCCTATTGGCAGATGTTCTTTCCTGTGCCCACCTTTCAGCGTCATTGACTTCTGCAAATCCTGCCCTGACTGGGGTATCGGAATATCTTAACTCTTTCATAACCCTATCTATACCACCAAATTGCTGAACAACTTTATCGTTCAATCTTACCATCATTCCAGGTTTAGATTCTAAATCTTCTTTAGGGTTTACCAATGCCTTTTGGATTATACCTAACCCTTTGTTCAAAATTAAAGCACCATTGTCTAACCTTTGATTTACAACTTCGTTCACGACCAACTGTGGATGTTCAAGCATTTCAGGAATACCGACACCATAGAATCTACTAGCAACTGGCATATAGTCAAGTTTAAAGATTGGCGGTTCATTATCATAGGCATCGCTAGGCTCAATGGCAATAAGAGTATATTTATTAAATAGAATCCTTGCGACTATAAGTTTTTCTTTATCTCCACCTATTACCCATTTCTCTGGTAACATTGCAAAGAACTCATAACATTTGAATCCCTTGCTGAATTTAGTTTTTTCTGAACTCTGGTCGTCAATTCCTCTTTCAGATTGAACTATATCTTCACCATCTGAATATGTATCATCTGATTCTATATCCTGCAATGCGATTTTAGATTCTGGTAAATAGTAACCCTTTGCTACACCTTGTACAATATCGTCATAGGTTAATCTAAAGCGATATGCGATAGGACTTCCAGGAATAACTAGTGCTTTAGGGTCTGGGAATACATCCCAAATATTAACCCACTCAAATCTTAAACCCTTATATGAACATATATTCTCTATATGTGAATCATAGTGTTTTTCACCTTTGCCAGTAAATCTTTTAAAGAGTGCTTTTAGGTCAAAAACATTTACATCATCTTCTTGAAGTTCACGAATTTCTCTATCTTCGTATTTCTCTTCCCATCTAATTCTGCAAAATCCTGAACCATAGATAGTAGCGTCATCAAGGATTTTATCTCCAGTAGTTTCAAATCTAGTCTTTTCCATTTCGCGCAGAATAATATCTTTGATATTTTCACTCTGGTCATCAATCTGCACATTCCTGGATTTCATTTCAAGGGGTGGTCTAATACCAAACAAGATTCTAAATAGATGTGCTTTTACATTTTCCCTGTGACTTGCAGTCATTGGAACAACTACTTTACTTTGCCATGATTTTTTCTTTGCGGCTACGGAGGGGTCAAAAGTTGAATCAGCATTTCTCTGCCACTTCTGCCAATTATCTTCATACGAATTTTTACGCCACGATTCTGATTTTGAAATAAAACTTTTACAAAACGCATGGAGGTCTAATTTATTTGCTTCAGATACTGATTTAATTTTAATTTGTTTTTTTTCTTTTTCAAGACTATTGAGGTACTGCATTGCATCATCATTTATTTCCATTAATTACCTACCCCGTAGTGTGAAGGTGTTGGCGAAGTCCAAGTTTTTAATACTTCATGTTCGGGATTTGCCATAACTAAATATCTCAAACAGTCAACATGGTCCTTGTAATCTTCTTTAGGTTTTCCAGTCTTTGGGTCCCTTGCCCATCTTTCTAAACTCTTTACTAGGTTAATACAGTTTGCGGAGATTGTCAATAGGGGGACATTTAATGAATCCATTTTCTTGTTTACATTATAGCGTAGATATTCTTTTACTTTCATTATGCCAGTTTCAACTTCTGGCATATTTTCAGACACCCTATAACTGTCATAGAAATCAATACCCACCTCTGCAAATTCCTGTTTAAGTGTTAGACCTCCAAGTGACCTACGCACATTACCAAAGTGTCTATCAAGTATGCGATTGTGAATTGTCCTGCCCCCCTCCCTGCCTATAAATATTTCTCTATAATCTTTAACAGTTAGATTACTATCTTTTGCTTTATGAAAATCAAAATCTGGTATTTCATCATATACAACAATCCTTCCTGTCTTATCTACAAAAGCCCATATTGCGGCGATTGGTTTCCCGATTGCAGGGTCAACAACCTGAAAGAAGGTAGCATCTTTTTCTGGGATAATGACTTCATTTGACACATGGACTGTTCTGTCAAAACCTTTAAATATCTGTCCACTAAGGTGCATAAACTTACCATGAGCCCTAGCGTCTATTTCGTCTGGGTCATAACCTGCAAGCATATCCTCAATGGCACTATGTGGTAGTAATCCATTCTTGCCATGTTCTTTACAGTTAGCCTCTATATCTCCATAGATTACTC